GATATACAAAAATAAAAAATATATAACAAAATACTTTTTACATACTTAATTATAGCAAAAAAGTATGTAAAAGTCAACTTTATAGGGTTTTGGTTTTAATTGGAGGCAATATGAATGAAGACAAGAGTTTTATAGTTCTAAATAGAAAAATACTTAGGTGGGGTTGGTATGATGATATCAATACAACAAGACTATTTCTTCATTTGTTATTGATAGCAAATTGGGAAAATAAAGAGTGGCATAGTGAAGTAATAAAAAGAGGGCAAGTTGTTACTGGAAGAGAAAAACTAAGCAAAGAAACTAAATTAACGGAGCAACAAGTTCGCACATCATTAAACAAACTAATTTCAACCAACGAAATAACCATCAAAAAAACTAACAAATACTCAGTAATTACAATAAATAATTATGGTAAGTATCAGGACTATAACCAACAAAATAACCAACAAATAACCAACAAACAACCAACAAATAACCAACAAATAACCACAACTAAACAATATAACAATATAACAAATAAACAATATATATCATCATCATCAACATTGTATGAGTTTGTGGAACAAAATTTTGGAAGAACATTAAATCCACTAGAGTATGAGGAAATATCAAGTTGGGAAGATAGTAAATTAACTAGATATGCGATTAAGCAAGCAATACTTAGCAATAAATGTGGTGTTAAGTACATTTCAAGAATATTAAATGCCTACGAAAGAGAGAACATTAAGACAGTTCAACAAGCCCAAGAAAGGGAAAGACAGTATATCGAGGCAAAGAAAAATAAAATATCAATTCAAAAAAATATGAAAGAGCAGCAAAGAAAGTTAGAAAGAGATAAGTGGGAAAATGAATAAAAAAGAATTTAGAGAAATAACTGAATTATTGGAATTAAATTACGGAAAAGAAATGGATACTAGAATTTTAGAACTATGGTATCAAGAATTTAAATCATTATCAAAAGAACAATATGGAAATATGATTTTAGATGTGATGAGAAAAGAAAAATATATGCCATCATTAGCTAAAATGTTGGAATATAAGAAACCTGCATGGTTTTATTTAGAACCAAAAGCAGAAGTAGCAACAATTGAAGAACAAGAAGAAATAAATAAATTTTTAAGAGGAGAAGATTAAATTATGTTAAACAATTTAATGATAGTAGGAAGAATAGAAAAAGAGTTTGAATTTGAGGAAACTAAAAATGGAAATAAAATTTTAAATATTGTTTTAGCAGTAAGAAGACCATATAAAAATATTAATGGACAATATGAAAATGATTTAATACCTGTAAGAGTTCCTGGTGGTCAAATGCAAGATGCAACTGCAAAATTTTGTAAGAAAGGAGACATTGCAGGTGTTTCAGGTAGTTTACAAAATATAGATGGCAAGTTAGTAGTAGTTGCTAAAAAAATATCATTTTTATCAACGGGAAGGAATGAAGAATAATGAAAAATATATATCAAAGCATAACAGCTATTTTAGAAGAAGTGCCAGCAATAGGCAAAAACAAAAAGAATACAACTCAAAATTTTATGTTTAGAGGAATTGATGATGTAATGAATACATTTCAACCACTTTTAGCAAAATATAAGGTATTTATTGTGCCACAAGTATTAGAACAGACAAGAGAAGAAAGACAAACAACAAAAGGTGGAACATTAATTTATTCAATTTGCAAAATAAAATATACTTTTTATGCCGAAGATGGAACATCAGTTGATGCAATAGTAGTAGGCGAAGGTATGGATAGTGGAGATAAGGCAACAAATAAAGCAATGGCAATAGCCATGAAATATGCGATGTTTCAAGTGTTCTGTATTCCTACTGAGGAAATGAAAGATCCAGATGGCGATACTCCACCTACAAGTCAAAAAAAGATAGTACTAGATTATAGAAAAAAATTAATAGCATATTGCAAAGAAAAAAATATTGATATGAATAAAGTTGCAGAAGATTATCAAATGACAGGGAGAAAACTAAGTAATGATGATTATTATGATGTTTTATGTGATTTAGGCTGGGATGGTGAAGTTAGGTGATGGAATCAAACTATTGTAGAGAAATGACAAAGAATGCTTTATCTAGAGAGCTTAATAAAATTTTAAATTATTATATGCAAATATATGATGAATATTATTCTACTGGTTCAAGAGATAGTGCATTTTTAAAAGATTTGGTAGATGGAATTCAAGGTATATCAGCAGTATTGGAAGTATATGCCGAACATAAAAAAATATATTCTGAATATGCAATAGAAAAATTGGAATTTACAAGAAGATATGTTGATTCAACAATAAAATATTTTGAACAAAGAGGAGATAAAGAATAATGCAAAATGTAAAAGTAGATAGAGATAAATATATTGGCGGCTCTGATATTCCTATCATTATGGGAATAAGTCAATTTAAAACTAGATTCGATTTATTACTAGAAAAAGCAGGATTAAAAGAAAATACTTTTGATGGTAATGAATATACAGAATATGGCAACATAATGGAACCAAAGATTAGAGATTATATTAACAAACAATTAGGTAAATCATTTGTCGAAGGAAAACATATTGATGGCGATATTAGATGCCATACCGATGGTGAAGATTATACAACAATATTAGAAATTAAAACTACATCACAAATCCACAATACTGTTGATGAATACAAAGTATATTTAGTTCAATTGTTATTCTATATGGAACATACAAATAGACAAGCTGGAATCTTAGCAGTATATGATAGACCAGAAGATTTTAACGAAGTATTTGATGAAAATAGACTCCAATTATTTACGATAAGAATTGAAAACTATTCTGACTTATTAGAACAAATAAACAAAGCGGTTGAACAATTTAGAATTGATTTAGAAAAAGCAAAAGAGAATCCATTTATTACAGAAGAAGATTTATTACCTGTTGATTTAACTGAGATAGCAAATAAAGTTGTTTTAATTGAAAATAAATTAGCAGAATATAAAGCTATAGAAGAAGAATCTAAGAAAGTAAAAGCACAATTAAAAAAAGCAATGGAAGATTATGGCAAAAAGACATGGGAAACACCAAACGGAACAAAGATAACATTAGTAGAAGATATACCTGATAAAGAAGTTGAAGTTGAATACTATGATGAAGAAAAATTTATTGCTGAGAATGTTGAATTACATGAAGCATATCACAATAAGTTAGCAGAATACAAAGAAATTAGAAAAGAAATAAAAAAAGGTAAGAGTGGATATGTAAAAATCACTTTACCAAAGGAGAAATAAATATGAATAAAGAAGAACTTATTAAATTATTACAAAGTGTTGAAGTTGTTGAAGTGGTGGGATTTAGTTTAATTTACTATGACCAAGAAAAAGAAAAATATAGTAGTGATTGTAGAGATTTAAGGACTATAAATTATAACTATGATATAAGACAAGAACTTGAAAATATTCGTAGAAACATAGATGGTACATATGATAATCTTCATCGTGAAATTAATTATATGATTGAGGAAAAATTAAGAGAAAGAGAAGATAGATAATGAATAAAGTATTTTTAATAGGAAGATTAACACATGACCCTGAATTAAGGCATACACAAAGTGGAATGGCATGTTGTCAAATAACATTAGCAGTAAATAGACCAAAGCAAAAAGATAAAGAACAAGAAACTGATTTTATTAATGTAGTAGTTTGGGATAAACAAGGAGAAAACTTAGCAAAGTATCAAACTAAAGGAAACCAAATAGCAGTTGAAGGTAGAATTCAAACAAGAAACTACGAAAATAGTGAAGGTAAGAAAGTATTTGTTACTGAAGTAATAGCAAGTAATGTTATGTATCTAGATAGTAAAAAAGAAACATCAAATGGACAACAAAGTGGACAGCAAAGCGGACAAGAAACAACACAAGATCCTTACGCAGATTTTGGAACACAAATAACTGTAGAAGATTTAGATAAGTCAATGGTATCAGATGATGATTTACCATTTTAGGAGGTAATAATATGATGATTAATCCTAACATTTTAGATGAAGGAAACCATATGGAAATATTGGAATATAACGATGATGAATTAGAAATGATTGTCAGATGCAATAACTGTGGTAAACCAACAAAATATGGTGAAACAAGAATGTGTAGTGGATATGTTGGCTGTGATAACAAAATTATTGTAGATGGAAAAGAAGTTGAATGTTATTTTGGAGATTTGATGCCAAGAATATTAGATTGGAAAGAGAACCACTATGATTTATATAGAACTAGAAAACCATATCGTTGGAGAGATGGTGCAGATGGTGGAATACAAGAATGACAGGTAATCCATTACAAATAATTCAATGGTTATACAATGCTGATAAAGACAAGCAATTTGATATAAAAGAACATAAAGAGAAAAGAAGCCTAGATCAAAATGCATACTGCTGGAAATTAATTAATGAAATAGCTAATAGAATTAGAAAATCAAAAGAGGAAGTATACTTTGATATGCTTAAAAGTTATGGACAAGTAAGTGAAATAAGTATGCTTTCCTCAATTAATCCACAAGGTTACTTTAAATATTATGAAGTAGTATCAAAAAGAGTATTTAACAACAATGAATTTACAATATACAGAATATACAAAGGCAGTAGTGAGTATGACACAAAGGAAATGAGTATATTCATCGATGGTGTAGTACAGGAAGCACAGCAACTTGGAATCCAGGTACTTACACCAAATCAATTATTAGAATTAAAAAATATGGAGGAAAATAAGTGAAAAAAATAATCAAACTATATGAGAGTTTGGTTGAATGGGTAAAAAGGTTAGAGAAAGAAATAGAAGAAGAAGATAGAAAAACGGATGGAAGATTTAGTAGTGCATTAATAGTGTTCTTTAGTGCGTTAGCATTAGTATTTTTTGTACTTGCATTTGTAGTATTTGGGAGGTAGTTATGGGTAAGTATATGATAATAAAAAGAAATGATTACAAATTTATGAAAGATACAATTAATAGACTTATGACAATTAACTATGATTATTTAGAAACTATAAAGCAAAGTAAAAGTGAGATACTATCACGAATTGGTAATTTGCATCATAGCAACGATATTGTATTAGATAAATTGCAAACAACTGAATCAGCTAGAAGAAAGAATGCAAGTAAAATTGGTGGACTAACAACAAGCCTAAATAAAGAAAGAAACAAGACTAAAGAATTGCTTAATACAGTAAATGAACTAGAAGATACTATTGAATTGCAAAAGTTGGAATCCGAAAAGAAAGATACACAAATAAAGATACTAAAAAATGTTGGTAAACAAAAACAAATGGATGATTATAAGAAGTTAGAAGAATTAAATAAAGATATTCAGAAACATAAAAAGGTGAGATAAATGAACTTAGATATTAATAACTACAAGCAAGTATCAAAAGAAGAAATATTACAGCTGCCTAGAGGTGAAAAATACTACTGTTATAATCCATTAACTGATACATTACATGAAGAAATAGTCGGTAAAAATGATATAGCACATAATAAGTATGCCTATGCTGGATTGAAGTATTATTTAGAAAGCAAAGGAGAATAAGTATGAAAAAATATTTAATAACATTAAATGGTTGCCACGAATGGACTTATTGTGAGTTAGAATTAAGCGAAGAAGAATTAAACTTTTTAATTAGAATTTCAAAAGAAATAAATAAATATAGTACTTATGAATGTGAACCTAGTATAAGTATTTGGAAAGGTTATAAAAATTTAGATGGCAAAAGAGATTTTAGAACATCAGGAAATTTTGACTATATGACAGGCAAATGCGAGTGGGAAGCAATAGATTTATTAGAAAGCAAAGGTGAGTAATAATGAAAAAAATATATAAAGTAGTAAGTGGTAAGAAATTATTAAAAATGTTTTATAAAGGTAAAATAACAAATCAATTAATAGTAGAAGATATAAGAGGTAACCATAGAATAGGCTTATATATTGGCTATCAACATCATTCAACAGGTAGGTCATTATCATTATATGAATTATTAGGAAATAACACATTTTACATTTATGAAAATAATGAAGATAACTATGCTATGATAACTTCTAAATTAAAAAAAGAAGATAACGAATATTTTAGGTAGGTGAGTAATAATGAATGATGAGATAAAAGAAATATTAGATATATTGCAGAATTGTAAAGACTATGATGATGAAGTTTTTTTAATTAAACAACATAGTGCAACTTTATTATTAGATTACATAACAAATCTACAAAATGAAAATGAAAGATTAAAAGTAAAATGTAATAATAGTACAAGTCATCAAATTAATTATGAATATTTTAAGACATTGTATAGTATAGCATCAAAAGATATTGTTATAGATGATTTAGTTTATAAATGTGAAGATTTAGACAATTTGAAACAAAGTTATGAAAAATTATATATTGAAAAGGAAGATTACAAATCTCGTTGCGAAAAAGCAATTGAATATAACAATCAAATAATAAAAGATACAAAGGATTTTTATAGACCAACAACAGATATTATTTATAGTGGCGATAGTTTAATTGAAATAGCAACAAATAATATAAATATATTACAAAATGGAAGTGAAAAAAATGAGTGCTAAAGAGATGTTTGAGAAGTTAGGATATAAAAAAAGAAATGAAAGTAACTATTATACAAGTGCTGTATTGATATATGATAAAGAATTTTATAGAAGTATATATTTTGATAATGATAAAACAATAGATGCTTCTGGTGAAATATTAACAATGAACTTATTGCAAGCCATAAACAAACAAGTAGAAGAATTAGGTTGGTTAGGAAGTGATGATAATGAATATATTTGTAGATGAAAATATTGAAGAAAGATATGTAGAAGGTTTATATGAAGATTTTATATTTGAAGAATATGAAAAGATTATATTTGATTATTTAGCAAATAATTGTAAAGAATTTGATGATGAACATATACAACATTTAGTTGATTTAAAAGTAAAACAATTTTTTAAATTAAGGAAACAAATAACCCAATTAACTAACAATTGGAACGAGCTAGAAGAATGGGTAAAGGAAATGTCAATGGGAACTTGCGAATATAATTCTTATGATGAAGTTAGAGACAAAATGAAAGAAATAAAGGAAGGTAATGAATAAATTGTATTTAGTAGAAATTAAATTAGGAAATGTAAAAATAAAAAGATATATCTTAAACAGTGAAATGTTAGGCAGGCTTATTCAAGAAAATATAAACAACTATGAATATGTCAAAATACTAGAAGAAATACCTAATGAAGAATTAACAAAGCCAAAAACTAGAAAAAGGAAAAGATAATAATGAAAGAGAAGTTAATAGATAAATTATTTGAAGAATTTGAAAAAGATAAAGAAACAATAAAGAATAACCTACTTGAAACAATGAATGTAATTATCCTACAAGCAAATAATAAAATTAGTAATATAAAACTAATGATTAGTTATGAGGAGAACAGTAATGACGAAGATAGATTTAACATATAGTGGAAAATTAAGAACATTAATAAATGTGTTACAAGATAAGAAACTAGATGTAAATTACACAATAGATGGCAAAACAGGTAAAACTACTACAACATCGATATTAATCAACGATGATGAAAAAGACTTTCTTATGATTACTTTCGACTATCAAGAATTGAAAAAAATAGTTGGTGATTTAAATGACTAAACCAGAACTAACTAAACTTCTAAAAGAAAAAGGAAAGAGATATGTACTAATGCTACATTGCAATTTGTTTATAACACTAAGTAAGAGGCAAATCGATTATGTACTATCTTATGAGGACAAACTATGAATGATCTATATTTAACGGATGAAGAAATACATGGCAAAGAACCTACTTGGGAAAAACAGGAAATTGAGAGATTAAAAGAAGAAAATAGCAAATTAAAATTAAAGATTGAAGAATTAGAGCAAGATATTAGAATGATGAACGGTGAAGTTCTATGATAGCAATGTATGATCTAGAAGATAACTATATTACTAGCTTCGATAATTATAAAGAATGTGCTAACTATTTTGAAACATCAAGAGACTGTATCTCAAGTTATTTTAGTAAAAACAAAAAAGGAATTATAGATAAGAAGTGGGATAAGAAAGATAGTAGGTATATTAGGCTATTCAAAATAGAAGATGAGGAGTGTAGATAAGATATGAATAAAGTAGGCTTAATGAAAAAAAGTGAATTACAGAATATGCCAAACTTTTATAATAAAGCAAAATTTAATGGTATTGTAATTGTACCTATGGATTATGAACACGATAGTGGCTATCAATGTATGAAATATATTTTACTCGATAGAGAAGAAATTGTTGGTGTCATAGGTGGTAGCAGTGATGTTGTACATATTAATGGAATTGGTGGATTAGGTAAAGAACCAGATTATAAAACTAGAATGGTAAAAGCACATGATTTGCGAATTGATTGCTTACCAGAAAGCCAATGTTTAAGATTATTCAGTGATGATTATATGGATTTACCTTTTAATTTTTGTGGTAGTGATTTCATATTTGAATTTGTTGATTATAAAGTAGGTGATAGTGATGAAAAAGAAAATTAAGATAATAGACCTTTTGTGTTTAATAAGTAATGGTGAAGAAGTGCCAAAGAAGATAATTTATAGAAATGTACCTATGATTTATGATAATGGAACAGAAGATTATATGCCACATCAAACAGATAAATTTCATGGGAATGATTTATTTCATTATTTATTTGAAGAAGAAACAAAGATATTTTTAAATGATGAAGTAGAAATATTAGATGATGAAGAAGATAAAGACATACCACTTATACCTGATGATGAATTATGGTTTATCGAACATATAGATATGTGTGGTGTTGATAAAAATTCTGCTATTGATTACAATTTCAAAGTATTAAAAGAAAAAATAAATCAAGTAATAGAAGAATTTAATGAATATAGAAAAGAGAATGAATAATGGAACTATGGATTAGAAGTCAAGATAAAACTGATTTAGTAAAAGTAAATGCTTTATGGATTATGGATAATCAAATATGGATGGAAGTGCCATTTTATGAAAACCATAAGAAATTAGGATTAACAATAACAGGACATAATCATAAATTAGCGGAATATGCAACAAAAGAAAGAGCATTAGAAGTATTAGATGAAATACAAAGTAAAATTGCTACTTTAAATTTTCAAAATCATTTTATTGGTACAGATTTTAATATTATTGAAAGTAATATTTATCAAATGCCAGAGAAGTAATTTATTAGGGTTTGGTTGAAATAAAAAGGGGAAAGGGGAAGATATGAATAAGATATTTATTGATTATAACAATTTATATAAGTTTTATCAGATAGAATTGTTGAATTTAAAAATATTAGAAGAGAAAAAAGAAAAAATTAGATTAAAATATTTTAGCGTGACCTCTTCCTTAACAGATAATGTTGCACAAAAGACAGAAAATGTCTATAATAAGTACGACAATTATTTAATTGATTTGGAAAAAGAACATATATTAGAACAAATTCAAGAAAAACATAATTACATAAATAGACTAAATTATTATCTTAAAAAAATTGAATTTAATCTTTCAGAATTAAGAGGGATAGAATATAGACTTTTTTATAAAGTAATTAATGGAGTAAATATAAGCAAGGCAGTTACAGAAGTAGCATCCGAAAATTGTTCTAATAATAAAAAGCCACAAGAAGAATCAATTATTTGGAAAAAATATTATCCAAATGTGAAAAAGGAAATTAACAACTTTAAAAAAATTCAGGAAGAGGTATCAAATTTATATGAACAATAATTATAGTGTATATATTCATTTATTTCCAAATGGCAAAAGATATGTTGGCATAACGGCCAACAATCCTAAAAAAAGATGGAATTATGGTGTAGGATATAGAGAGCAACCTAGAGTATATCGAGCAATAAAAAAATATGGTTGGAAAAACATAGAACATATAGTTTTATTTAGTGGCTTGTGCAAAGAAGAAGCTTGCCAAAAGGAAATTGAATTAATTAAGAAGTATAATACAACTAGTATTAAAAATGGATATAATATTTCATTTGGTGGTGAACTTGGCAATATAGGTACAAAAAGAACTGAAAAGCAAAAGAAATATATTAGAAAAAGATGTATTGAAGAAAGAGGCAAGAAAGTAATACATTTGTATTTAGATAAAAATTATGTAATTATAGGTCATGAAATATTTGATTCAATAGCTGAAGCATCTAAAAAAACTGGTGCAAGCAAAAATACAATTTCAAGTCATTGTAAATCTCATTGGTGTCAAGATTATTTTGAATTCGGTTCATGTCCTAAAGAGTGGGCATATTACGATGAATTCTATCAAGAAGAATTACTTTCTATATCAGGAGATCCTATTTTGTATAGATTTTTGATTAACAAAGGCATATATGAAGAATGGTTTATAAAATTTATGCAAGGCGATATAGATTTTTGGAAGAAATTAACTAAATATAATAAAAAAGTTCAAAAGTCTAGTGAAAGTCAAGTAAAAAAAGCAGTAATATAGTATCGTGAAAGAATCAAAAGAGATTATTTCACCTCCGTATCGATAAGTTCTGATAAAACAAAGCACTATCTAAATTAGTAGATAGTGTACTGATGATATAAAAATTGAAGGATGAGGAGTAATAAGGTAAGTATATGATGGTAAGGTATAGTAATATACTTCTTCTTAAACCTAAATGGCTGTACTTGCAAAGCAGCAAACCTTATATCGTTGGTACAGTATCTATTAGTAAGTAGCGTTACTGATGGTATAAGGCTGGTCAAAAGGTGGCTCACGGATTAGTTTGTTAGTTAATCTAATCTAACGCACCTTGAAAAAAATAAAACTAACATTACCGTTATATCATTAGTAGCAGTATTTATTAATAGACATAAAATATTCCAAACGGTGATTCAGTCACCTCCTTATTAGAGACTAAACAAGTCTCTTTTATTATTGCTATAAAATGAGTTGATATAAATGAGAGAAAAAGAAATATACAAATTACTAATGCAAGAACAAAGATGTAGTAAGTGTAATAGATTATTGTTTAAAGGAAAGTTTCATGGAGATTACAAGATAGAAACTAAATGTCCTAGATGTAAAACAATAATTGAATTTGAAAGAAAATCAAAATAGAAGGTGATTGCCAATGAACAACCAACAAAAACTATTTTGTCAAGAGTATGTTAAAAATGAAAATAATGGTACAAAAGCATATATGATTGCTTATCCAGATAGTAATGAAGAAAGTGCTAGAAGATTAGCAAGTAGACTGTTGACAAAGGTTGACGTACAAAACTATATAAAAGAATTGCAGTCCAAAGTAGAAGATAAAGCAATTATGTCAATTCAAGAAAGAATGAAATGGCTAACTAATTTAATTACTTCAAAAACGGAACAAAGTGTAGCTAACAAATTAAAGGCATTGGAGATATTAAATAAAATGGATGGAGTTTATACTCAAAAAGTAGAAGTTCAAGGAGATATGAATTTAAACAACCCATTAAGGAATTTATCAACAGAAGATATTATTGAGATGATAAATAATGAGAAATAAACAACTAGAAAGTTTAGGTTTTGAAGCATTATCTGAAAGAAAGATAAGTTTATGGAATTATTGTAGATTAAAAGCTAAAGATTTCTATAGAGAAGATAGAGAGTATCTAAAAGATTTATGTAATAAGTTAGAAGAGTTTATTAATAGTGATAAGAAGATATTAGTTATAAATATGCCACCAAGACATGGTAAATCAAGAACTGCAACATTATTAGTTCAATGGCTATTAGGAAATAACAATAAGACTAAAGTAATGACAGGTTCATATAATGAAACATTATCAACAACATTTGCTAAGCAAGTAAGAGATAGCATATTAGAACAAGATGGTATATTTAGTAAGTTATATCCTAATACCAAAATTAAGTATGGCGAAAGTTCAATGAATAAATGGGCTTTAGAAGGTAATGAAGAAGCCAACTATTTGGCAACAAGTCCAACAGGAACAGCAACAGGTTTTGGTTGCAATGTAATGATAATAGATGACTTAATCAAAAATGTTGAAGAAGCCTACAATGAAAATATATTAACTAAACATATAGAGTGGTTTAATAACACGATGATGTCTAGAACTGAAAAAGGTTTTAAATTAATTGTAATTATGACTAGATGGGCTAGTAATGATCTAGCAGGTTATATATTAGATAACTTTGATAATGTAGAACATATCAATTACAAAGCAATACAAGATGATGGAACAATGCTATGTGAATCTATATTGTCTAGAGATGATTTTGAATTTAAAACAAAGAATATGAATAAAGACATAGTTGAAGCAAACTATCAACAATGTCCTATTGATATAAAAGGAAAACTTTATTCTAAGTTTCTTACATACGAAGTCGGTAAAACACCGGCTTTTAAATATGTCATGAATTATACAGATACTGCTGATGAAGGTAGTGATAATTTATGCTCAATAGATTATGGAGTAGACTTCAATGACCAAATGTATGTCCTAGATATTCTTTATACAAAAGAGCCAATGGAAGTAACTGAACCAGCACAAGCTGAAATGATGACAAAAGACAATGTAGGTTATTGCAAAATAGAAAGTAATAATGGTGGTAGAGGATATGCAAGGAATGTCCAAACAGAGTTAATAAAGAGAAACAATAGACACACTAAAGTAGATTGGTTTCATCAAAGTGAGAATAAAATTGCAAGAATACTATCAAATGCAACTGGCGTAATGAATAATGTATTCTTTCCTGCTAATTGGGCAACAAGATGGCCTGATTATTACAGGGATATGAATAAATACCAAAGAGAAGGTAAGAATGCACATGATGATGCACCAGATTGTACTACAGGGGTTTATGAAAATAAAAGACCTAATAATTGGGAAATTAGTTATAAAAAATTATTTTAAAGAAGGGGGAACAGTAAATGTTACAAATAACAAATTTAGAAGAATTGCATGCAGAAGATATACCAAAATTATTAGATTTAGTAGAGCCAATATTAAAGAAAAGAAAATCACTACATGAGAAATATACAAGAAAGGCATCAAGCTCACAATTAATGTATAGTGGTAAAATTGATGACACAATAGTACCATTTGAAAAATACATAACAGACTTGGCAACAGGTTATTTAAGCGGTAAGCCGATATATAGTGTTACTGATACACTTGATGAAGACAAAATAAGACTATTAGAAAGTTTACTTGATAAGCCACAAAAAGATGAAGATTATAAAAAAGGTATGGAGATTATCATTGACTACATTACTGGATACAATGATGATGCAACAGAACATTATAATCTAGTTCACGATATATTAGAATTAACAAGTTGCTATGAACTAATATATGAAAATGAAAATAATGAAATAGTATATTCAAAATATGACCCATTGCAAACAGTAGCAACATGGGATTATGAAATACCTGCTAATCTAACAGGATTAATAAGAGTATGGGATGAAAAAACAATAGATAACATAGAAGTTACTATGATAGAACTAACTGATAAAAATGGAACTAGAGTATATGAAAAAAACAAAAATGAAGTGGTAGAAAGAGAAGTAAGAAACCACAATTGGGGAGATGTTCCTGCATTCGCAATAGAAACAGATTATTCAGTATTTGAAAGTTGCGAAGATGTAATTGCAGCATATGAACAATTAATCCAAAATATTCGTAATACATACCAATATAATGATGTTGACTGCAAAATGAAGATAACAGGTTATACTCCAGAAAACCCAATGATAATACCTGGCGAAGATGGTGGACCAATAATAAATGAAGCAAGACTAGCAGAAGATAATGCTTGGCTAAAATCTAAAACTATTTATGTTGGTGAAGGTGGAGATGTTAGTTGGTTAATTAAAGAAATGGATTCAAATGGAGCAACTGACATATTAAAAACATATGTTGATTTAATGTTTCAATTAGCAGGAATACCAAACACTAGCGATTTAGCATTCAATAGTACCGACTTAAATGCAAGTGCTATTGATAGAAAATTCTATGTAATGAATATGGCAACTTCAAATGTAGTAAGTGAACTAAAGAAAGCATATTTGAGAAGATGGGAATTAATCTTCAATAGAATAAACCTAAAAAAAGGAACTCAATTTGATTTTAGAGATATAGATATAGATTTGCCTAAGAATTTACCAGCAAATGATGATGAAAGAATTGATAGTATGATGAAGCTTCAATCTATCTTATCAGAACAAACTATAATTGAAAAACTAGGTTATAACTACTTAGACGAGAAGAATAAGAAAGATGCTGAAGCAGAAGATAATATGCTAGCAAATATAGAAAGAATTAAATCATTTGAAGTAGACAATACACCAAAAGGCGAAATAAACATTGAAAACGAAGAAATAGAAGAAGATACAGAAAAAGAGTAGGTGATACTCTATGGAAGAAGAAATACTTAAAACAAGATGGAAAGATGTAGATAAATTACTTGCTAAATATAGTAAAGATTACAAGAAATTAAATAAAAAAACACAAGATAAATTACAAGATGTATTTAATTTGATAAAAGTACCATATCAAGACTTGAATAAACCTATTTCTAAGCATGAAAAAGCACGATTAGATAGATTTATACTAGAACTACAAGAAAGTGGCTTATTGAGTGATTATTTTGGCTATAGAGCGAGATTAATACTTAATAAGAAAAAGGTTACTTATAGTGAAATGTTAAGAATAATGATAGAAGGTTGCTATATTCAAGAGAATAAAGAACTTGATGAAGTAAACAACCTTCTTTATTATGAAATAGCAGATAATGCATATCAACAGGGAATAAGAGAGGCTGGTATATTAAAACCGATACATTTACATATACCATTTGAGACAATGTATCTACTATTAAATATTCCATTATTAGAGGCAACAGCTGAAGCATATTTAATGGCATTAGAATTAGATCATGCTGAAGAAATATATAAAAGAGCATTAATGATATTGCAACAAGGTAGAGAGTTAAACATTAATTCAAGAGAATTACAAGAATTAATAAAAAAACAACAAAGAAGTATTATTAACATAAGAGAAGAAGAACAACCTACAGGAGCAATGTCTAATATTACTGATAATTTAGTAAATGATGCATATTTACAAGTAGCAAAAGATAATAACATTCAAAAAGTTAGATTCATTGCTGAAATGGATGAAAGAACAACTAGAATGTGTAAAAACATGAATGGCATGATATTCAATGTTCAAGCAGAAAATAAATTTAAAAGATATTTTGGCTATGATGCAAAGCATTTGTATTATAAGACAATAACTTGCTATGGTTTAGTTAAAGGCTTAAATATGCCACCAATAGATAATCACTTTCATTATTGCCGTTCCACATTAACTTACGATTTGAGAATAACTAATAAGAAATACTTAAAAACAAGATATGTAGATATAACAAATAATTGGTTTATTATAACAAATGAAGAAAACACAGAACCAAAACTATTAGATGATATATTTGAATATAAGGGTAAAAAGTATAAGATAGATGACTATAATGTTCGTTACGAATTTAAAAAAGGTGAAAAGGAATTTGCAAAATGGTTATCACAAAAGACAAATAAAAAAATAACATATTTACCTAAAATAAATATGCCACAAAAAATTAAAACTCCAGATTATTTAATTGATGGTGAATATTATGATTTTAAATATACAACTGGTAGTAGTGATCAACTTATATATCACAATTTATATGGTAAAGAAGAACAATCTAGTAATTTTATCGTAGAAATAACTAATGATAGTATAAATATTGAAGAACAAGTTGATTATACATTTAGAAGACTTAAGTATGTTAAAAAAATTGGAATAAAAAAAGGCGAAGACTTTATTATGTTTGAAAGAAAATAGAAAAACCACCACGGTGAAAAAGGTCACCTTGATGGCTTTCATTAATTAAATTATACAATAAAATTAAAAATATGTCAAATAAGACATGTTTTTTATTGGAGAGTGGCTCAATTTGGTAGAGCATTACATTTGGGATGTAGGGGTTGTGGGTTCAAATCCCATCTCTCCAACCATTTTTATAGGTAGTAGATAAGGGAACTAGAGATAGTTCCTTTTCTAGTGCTTATGAAAGCACAAATTGGTATGGTAACCACCGCAACGGACTGTTTGGCATTTTTCAAGCCGCAATTGAAAAGGAGAAGAGTTATGGAAAATAACGAAAGTATGGTAACTACTACCGAAACAGTAGAAAAAGCAGAAACAACTACTCAAGAAGTACCTAAAAAAGAGGGTAAGACTTATACAAGAGCAGAAGTTGAAGCAATTAAAAAGGCTGAAAGGGAGAATTTGCTAAAAGAAATTGAAGCAAAACAAACTGAAGCTGAAAAACTTGCAAAGATGGATACAGAACAAAAACATCAGTATGAACTTGAGAAAATCCAAAAGGAATTGGCTGATGAAAGAGCAAAGAACAATGCTCATGAATTAAGAGATACTGTATCTAAAATTGCAGAAGAAAAAGGAATAGGAGCATCCTTACTTGAAATGTTTGATTTTACTCGTGAGACTGCAGAAACAATGAATAAGAATATTCAAATCTTATCTACAGAAATTGATAAGAGAGTGGAGCAAAGAGTAAACGAATTATTGAAAGAAAAAAGCCCTAAACAAGTTAGTACTCAAGGATTAGGAGATTCTAACAAGAAATATTTAGATGAAAAATATAAAAATAATCCATATTACGGAAAATAGCCATAAAAGAAAGAGGAGATGATTTAAAATGGCAGTATTATACGGACAACAATATGTTGATGAAAATTATTCAAAAACAATTGAACCAAATTTATACACTGATACAGTGTTAATTCCAGGTGTAACATTTACACAAAAATATATGGAAGGACCTGCAGGTGGCATTTTTGTTCACAAATTAGATAGCGGAAATGCTGTTGTACCAGGAACTCCAGGAAGAGATTTTACTGATGAAGCAGCAAAAGATGAATTAATTCCAATTGTATTCAATAATAACTTCATGAAATCAAGAAAGATTTATGGAGTACAAGCAGCAGCAGTTCAATTTCCAATGGCAGAAGAATATCTTTCTGATGCACTAAATGTAACTAAAGAAGGTAGACAATATAGTGGTCTTGCTTGCTTAGTTAAAGAAGGAACTGCTAGTGAAGATACTACAGCAGTAACTGCAGAAAATGCAGTAGAAATTTTAACTGCATTAAGAAAACAAATCAAAGATAACAAAGGTAAAGCAAACTTTGCTATGGTATCTACAGATGTTTATGCAATCTTACTTGCTAAATTAGGATTAGCATCAGTTATGGACCCAGCAGTAGTATCTGGTGAACTATTAAAGAGATTTGGCTTAGCTATTATTGAATGTAATGGATTTGATAATGAAACAGCTAAATACTATGACAGAACAGGCGTATTACAAACTGTTGACTTAACTGATGTTGATATGATTGTTGGTTACAATGAAGCATTCTCACTATTAGATAATTTTGAAACTTATAGAATTGTTGATAGTGAAAACTTCTCAGGATCTAAAGCACAAGTTGAATACAACACTGCATTCACTGTTAATAGTCCATCACAAGTTATTGTTAAAAAACATGCATAATAATAGAAATCGTATATAAAGGAGGGGCAATATGAAAAATGTAATCCAAAATGAAATAATAGCAGAACTAGGAGAAATGTTTAACCCTGATGATACAAATGTATTAAAAGGAATACTAGAAGATGTTATTAATGATGCCCTTTACGTATCAAATAGACAATATAAGCAAGATGATGAAGAACAAATCACTATTCTAAAAAGCAATATAAAGAAAGCAGTAAAAACTATCTATTTGCAAAGAGGAACTGAGGACGTAAGGTCTGAAAGTACTAGTGGTATTAGTAAAACTTATGATATTGCAATGGAAACTATGAAACAAGACATTATAAGACAAAATAAAAGGTTGTTAATATAATGCAGTTAAGTAGATTAAAACCAGCAGTATTGAAAGTTGCTACTAAAACTAAACAAGCAAATGGTAGTTATGTCGAAGAATATACTAAAGTTACTGATTATAAAGTAATCTTACAAGAATTAGTCGATGAAGTAAGTGCCAGCATGTATGGTGCTAACTTAAATAAGACTTATAGAGTATCAAGCCCTAGAGAGACACTTGAAATATATTTGCAAGGTAAACTAAACAATACTTCAGATAACATATCGAAGTATTTTTTATTTATTCAAGATAAGCAATACAAGATAGTGTCTGTCAAAGAGCATTGGGTAGATATTGAATTAAATGGCTAGTATAGGAAAGTTCAATGCAAAGTTTACTGTATGGGGAGAAAAAACTATACAGAAACTTGCAAAGGCTCAAGCTAAAGTTGCTAAAGATATCCAAGATGATGTTAAAGCACTTGCACCTGTTAGAGGTGGAACATATCAATCAAGCATAAAGGTAAGCGAAACAAAGATAAATAACGGTGTTATAACTACCGAAGTTTATTCTGACTTACTTGTAGGAGGAACTAATCCCAAATGGGCTAAAGTTCCTCTAGGATGCTTGTTAGAGTGGGGAACAGGCATAAAGGGTTTAGGCACAAACACATTTCCACATGGATATGGTTATAGACTTACACCTTGGACTTATTATGATGAGTATTTACACATGTTTGTAACCACTGATGGTATGGTAGCAAGGCCACACTTTCATCCAGCATTAATGAAGAATAAACCCAACTATAAGAAAATGATAAGGAAGGCATTGAAATGAGAGAGTTTATACAAAATAAGTTGAACGAAATAGCTGAACTAGAATCTGGTCCACCTATTGCAGATGATGTAGTAGAAGAAGGTAAGACTTACTTCGGCTATGATTTGCAAGAAACTTATATAGATAGTGATTATGATAACAATTATACAATGCAAGTAAATTTAACAGGAAGATTAGTAAGAAAGATTAATCCAACTGAAAATACACTTGCTATTGTTGATGGGATATTGTCTAAATTAAAAGAAAAATTTAAAGATATTAATTTCAAATATAACTATCAAGATGTAACACTAGACAATGGAATTAAAAAAATTGTCGTTACGGCTGAGGGGATATATAACGAAATTAATAAAAAATTTATTAGATAGGAGGAGTTCTCATGGAACAAACTTTAGAGTATAGCACTTACAATGGTGCAAAACTAGAGTATTCTTCAACTGAAAATGGAACTTACACTCAAATTAAGGGATTAACTACAATTCCTGATATTGGTGGAGAACCAAATGAAATTGATACAACTACTCTAGATAATACTAAATATGAAACTTCAAAATATGGCTTAATGCCAGCAGTAAAACTAGCATACGAATATAATCTTGAAGATCCTAATGCAACTTCTAATTTCAAGTTAGCAAGTGATTTGGAAGATTCAGGAGAAACTTACTATTGGAAATTAACATATCCAAATGGAATTGTCATTTCTTATAGAAGTAAAGTCATCACTGACATCAAAGGTGGTTCAAGTGGTGATTTAATTAAGTTTGGTATGTATCATAATCCAGTATCTGAGATTACAAGAACAATACCAACAACAAGCGGCGAATAATATAAGGGTATAGATTAACTAGATTAACAATTACCTTAATCAAAATAAAAGATTAAGTGGGTATTCTAGCGAATTTATACCCATTTTTTTATTGAAAGGAAAGAGGAAAGAAATATGAAATATTTTACATTAGATTTAGATGGAGAAGAGATTAATTTTAGATTAACAAGTTCTGATAGTGTGGAACTAGAAAAGAAAACAGGAGTAAAATTATTAGATTTTATTCAAGATTATTCAATTACAACTATAGTTACATTGCTTAGATATATGAGAAAGTCATCAGTTCCTAATTTTAGTGAGAAAGACGCTTATGCTTTGTTCGATAAACTTGTAGACAATGGATATGCTCTAGAAGATATTGAAACAAAAATCATTATGGAAACATGTGTGGTATCAGGTTTTTTGAAACAAAGCGACTTGGATTCAATACTGGAGAAGAAGGAAGAAAAGAAACAAGAACTCCAAGCAACGCAAGAAGCATAACAGATATAGTTAATACATTATATAGTGAATTATTACAATTTGACTATAAATTAGAAGAAATGTATGACATGACAGTAAGAGAACTTACTATGACATTAGAAAGCAAAAGAAAAGGTTTAGGTTATAAAATGTGGAAACAGGCTTATTTGATAGGATTAGCATTTGGCGGTAAAGATTTTCCAGATTCTCCAGAAACTGCAAGTCCTGAATTATATCCACCAAAGAAGAGTATTCCTATGCCTGATTTCTTAAAAAATAAATGGTTGAAGAAAGGAGGATTTAAGTAATGGATAACAAAGAAAAAATATCCGTAGAACTGGAATTATTAACTCAGAAATTTACTAGTAAAATAAAAGAAACTACAAGTAAAATAAAAGAGTTTGGCCAAACAGCAAAAGAGCAGTTTCAAATAGGAAAAAACATTGATATATCATCAGCTAAAAGCAAGTTAAGAGAATTAGAAAATGAACTTGAAAAACTTAATAAACAAAATAAAAGTCAATCAATATATGGTGGCAAAAAATTAAATGATTCTAAAATTAAAGATTTACAAATAAGTATTAGAAATCTAAAAAATGATATTGAACAAGCAGAAAGTAAGTTTGGAAAATTAGGCCAAAAAATATCCAATTTACCTAATCTAACAAAAAAAATGGGGAAATCAAAAGAAGCATTTGCAACGGAAGAATTGGCTGCTCTTTTGACAAAATCACAAGAATTAAAACAAAAATTAGAAGAATCCACTAATCCAAAAGATATGGCAAAGCTAATTATTGAATCAAAGAAACTAGAAAAAGAAATTGACAATATATGTAAAAAAAGTGAAAAATTTGGAGCAAAGATAAAGAAGAGTTTTGATGGTGGAATATTTAAGGTTAAAAAATTTGCTTTATCTTTATTTAGCATTCGTTCAATATGGTCCTTAGTGAGTAGAGCATCATCTTCTTATATATCTCAAGATATAGAATTATCTAATAAGTTATCCGCTATTTGGATAGGATTAGGAGCAACACTTTCACCAATAATAGAAAGAATAGCTAATGCTATGCTTAAATTAGTTTTATATGTTAATGCTTTTATCAAAGGCTTGACAGGCATCGATTTATTAGCTAAAGCAATAGCTAAGTCGACAAGTAAAACTGCCAAATCGGCAAAAGAAGCATCAAAATCACTTGCTGGATTTGATGAAATAAATAATATAGATAATTCAAGCACTGCAAGTATGCCTGATACTTCGTGGGTTGATGCATTTAAAAATGTATCGGTGGATACAAAGTGGCTAGATAAAATTAAGTCAATTGGTGAATGGATTAAAAATAATTGGACAGATGTAGTTAGTGTATTGTTGTTGACAAAATTAGCAATAGATATAATAACAGGTAATTGGATAGGAATAATAATTGATGTCTTAGGGTTAATAGTAGTCGGAGCAATCAAAATCTGGGATGCAATAAAAGTAATAATAAAAGAAGCACCAGAAGCCTTCAAAGCTATGGTTAAAATTATAGGTGATTTATTTAAAAAAGGATGGGATAATCTAAAATTTGGTGCAAAAACAGCGTGGGAAGGAATTAAAGGAGCTTTTTCACAGATTGGAACATTCTTTGGTGGCATTTGGAATACAATTAAAAGTAAATTTACTACCATAGGCACTAAAATTGGCGATGCAATGGGTGGTGCTTTTAAAACTGTTGTAAATGCTATTATCAAATTTGCAGAAAGTAAGATAAATGGTTTTATAAAAGCAATAAATTTTGCAATAGATGTAATTAACAAGATACCTGGTGTTAATATATCAAGATTAAGTACTCTTAATATACCAAAATTAGATGTAGGTACAAACTATGTTCCTAACGATCAATTAGCAATGATACATAAAGGTGAAGCAGTAATACCTAAAAAATTCAATAATGAAGAATTTTTTAACAATTCAAATGAAGAAACAAATTCATTACTAAGAGAATTAATCACTACACTAGAAGAAAAAGATATGAATACATACTTAGATAGTAAAGTAATAGGTAAAACAGCACAAAATTACATAAATACTCAATCTAGAATAATGGGAAGGAGTGTGATTTAATATGTTATTATGGTACACAAAACCTAGTTCATCAGGTACATATACTCAACGAAAGACACCTTCTTCCTATAAAATAGATTGGGAAGATTTAGATGCTAATTCATATAGAAGTATAGCAACAGGTAATTTGATAGATACAGTTATATCTAAAAAGTGGAGTAAACTACAATTTAGTTATAATTGTTTATCAAAAGATGAAGTTAATACATTAATGACAGAGATTAATAAAAATCCAATGTATGTAAAAGCAATGAATCCACTATTTAGTGGTGGATATATAGAAGCACAATTTAGATGCTCAAAGGCAAATGCCGAAATGTTAGAAAATGGAGAGTATAAACTCTCTTTTAATTTGGTTCAGAAAAAGAAGGTTAGTGGTCAATAATGGAGATATATTTTGATGGAACACTAATAGATAGTGATAATTATATAAGTTTTACAAATGAATTCAAACAATTTGATGAAAGTTTTATGCTAGGAACTACTGCTAGTAACACGATTACAATAGAAGTTCCTGGCAATATTTCTATACCAACAAATGTGTTGATAAAGATAAATAATAGCAACTATTCAACAATGATTGTTGATTCATACGAATATGAAGATAATAACATATTAAAACTTAATTTAGTAGATAAAATGGTACTATTAGATTTTAACTATAATGCAAAATCTTTAGTTCCATGTACAGTTAAACAAATATTACAAGATATATGTACTCAAGCAGGTATTACACTTGCAACAACTACATTTACTAATCAAAATCTATCAGTAGACTATTATGATAACACTATAACAGCTAGAGAATATGTTGGTATGATAGCCGAATTAAATGGTGGATTTGCTAGGATAAATACAAGCGGTGCATTAGAACTTGTTAAATTTACAGGTACACCTACAAACATAGATATTGATACTTGTGAAGATTTTAGAGTAGGAGAAAAGCACAAGATAGAAAGAGTAGTATTTGATAATGGTTTACTTAAATTTGAAACATCATCAGATGAAACAAAGGAAACATTATATTTAAATAGCCAAAATGTTTATATAAATGATGAAACCACTTTTAATAACATAGCAAATCAAATACTTAACTTTGAATTTTATTGTTTTAGTACAGGTAATTGTGAAATTAAATCAAATGTGAGAGCAGGAGATTTACTTAACTTTACCGATGGTACAAATAACTATCCTACGATAGCCCAATATAGTTTAAATTATGTTGGTGGCTTAAATGGTGGTTATGAATTAAATATTAATTCTAAAAAACAAGAAGAAACAAAAATAGTAGGGGTAGGAGAGCAATATAAAAGGTTAAGTGTAAAAATAGATCGAGACAAAAACGAAATATTAGAAACAGTTGAAAGTCAAATTAGTGGTGTAGAAAAAGAAATAAACCCTACCGACACCTCCTCAAATTCATCCATCTACCTAGAAGATAGTGCAGAAGCAGAATTAATTGATTTTGAATTAGAAGGTAAGACAACACAAGAAACACGAAGTGGCATTAATTTATTAAATGTCAATGCTTCAAGTTCTACTATTAATGGTATAACATTTACAGTTAATAAAGACAAAAGTATTACAATAAATGGTACTAATACTGGTTCAACATCTTGGTTTAGATTGTCTCCTAATCTTGTACTACCATCAGGAACTTATACTTTATCAAACGGAAATAATAATGTATCTAATAATACTTTTATTTTTATTGATGATGGTTCTCATTTCGATAGAACTAATATAAGTAGTAAAACATTTAGTGTTGATACAACAATTGCACCTTATATTAAAGTTAGTGCAGGAACAACAATTAATAATCAAACAATATATCCTATGATAGTTGAAGGAAGTTATACAAGCGAAACAATGCCTAATTACGAACAATATGGAATAATGCCAAGCCCAGATTATCCTAGTGAATTAGTTAGCGTTGGGTATGAGAATTTGTTTGATAAAGATAATATAAATGTGTTTTATGGTTATGTAAATGCTTCAAATGTTATAACATCGAGTAGTGGTAGTTTTTCAATATATGTACCTTGTGAACCGAACACTACTTATACTATACAAAAAAATGGTGGAACTGTATTTTCATTAGCATATTGCAATCAAGAACCAACAAATGATGGAACTGCTTATGGTAGAGTATTAAATAACACTGCTACAAGTTTAACAATAACAACAGGGAATGAAGCAAAATATTTAATTTCTTTAATTTGCGCTACTAATGCTTCTAATAGACAAGAAATAATAGATAGTGTACAAATACAGAAAGGTGCACAACAACATAGTTATATTCCTTATGGTAAATATGGTATTGAAGTTGAAACAATAGGGAAGAATTCGTTTAGTGGTTTTGTAAAAGAAATTGGATTAACTTCCTCTAATGGTAATCAAACAACAAATGCTAATGCTGCAACAAGCGATTTTATAAAAGTAGATTTTAATACAAATTCTAATTATTATTTAAGTGGTTTATCGGGTACATTAACTTCTTATGTTGCTAGTTATAATTCAAACAAAGAATTTTTAGGTAGAACTCCTGCAACTCATACATTAAAATGGTTATTACAAACAAATTCTTTTACAGGGGGCACACCACAAGGAACTGGTAACATTGCTTATTTAAGGATTACTCAATATAAACAATCAAGTGATACAAGTTCTATTGATGATGTTGATAATTTACAAACACAATTAGAAATTGGAGATGTTGCTACTGATTATGAAGAACATAAATCAAACACATACCTATACACCCTAGATAACCCACTTCGTAGCATAGGCGATATAAAAGACTTACTATACATAAAAAATGGTATGTTGTATGTAGAGCGAAAAATAGGCAGTGTTGTATTAGATGGTAGTGAAAACTGGCTTATACCTTGGGATGTAAATTATGTTTATATGTGTTCTAATGCTTTAACGAATGCAAAAAAATATAGTAGTGCAACCAAAAATATAATATGTAAAAGTAATTATTATCCTGCAACTCATCACGATGGTGGTGCAGGAAGTATGTGGAATTTAAGAAATAACGAGAATTACCCATATTTAATTTCAATTGTAGACCATAGCACTAACGCTGGTAAAATAACAATTAAAAATGTAAATATTACCACTTCTACCGACTTTAAAACTTGGCTATCAACACACAATACCGAAGTTCAATACATTCTAGCCGAACCATACACAGAAGAACTAGGTGAAGTACAAATACCTAGTACATACAAAGGCATAACACATATAGATACTATCGATGAATTAGAGCCTAATATGAATATTACTTATGTTAGAGATACATTAATAGCAAACTATGTAGAAAGCCACATAAGTGAATTAAAGATAAACGAGCAAGGTATTGAAGCAAGAGTAGAAACAATAGAAGAAAGTGATTATGGTGGTCAAATAAGTGAATTAAGTGGTTCATTAGATAGTCAAGAAGCAAGACTAGATGTTATATCTACTAACATAGACACGACAACAGGAGAAGTAAGAGAAGTAACAACTAGCAATGGTCTTAAATTTAATTCACAAGGATTAAACTTATATACAGGTCAAGATTCTTACAATACATTAATAAACAATGTTGGTACTTACTATAAAGATGGTGACAATGTAATTAGTGAGACTACAAAAGATGGTTTTATGGCAACTAATTCAAAAAATAAAGGGCAACATAGTTATTCTTACGATGAGACTAATGACTTATATGAATTTATAGATGAAAGGGTAGAAGCCGATGGTGAATATTGCTATGCGACATTCTACAATGGTGAAGAATAATGGCAGTAAACAAAACAATAAGTGCAAATGGTTCTAAAAACCATCACAAATTTACGCTTACAGTAAATGAAGATAGTACAAGTGGTAATAGTTCATATTTAAGTTATTCATTTAAACTATCGCCAGTTAGCAACGGTTGGAATTGGTATGGTTTTGGTAGTGATGTAAAATATACAGTTACCATAAATGGGGTAAATTACACAGGTTCAATTGATACTTATGATGGCAGGTCAACGGTAACATTAAAAAGCGGTAGTAATATTGAAGTTGCACATAATAGCGATGGCACTAAAACAATAAATATATCGTTTAATGTTACTGATACTTCTGGTTCACCTTACCCACCAGGTAATGCGAGTGCTAGTGATACATTAACACTAACTGCATTGCATAAAAGCCCAACAGCAAGTATAACAAGTATAACTGAAAGAAATAGTAGTTTATCTGGTGTTGCAAATAATGTTATAGCAAATTATTTAAGTATTAAACGATTTGTACTTTCTTACCAAGTATATGACGATGCAACTATTTCAACAGATGGTGTCGCAGTTTTTGAACAAGGGCTTTCACAATTACCTGCAACTGTTACAGTAGGAACAAGTACAATTACGGTAGATGTTGATTTTAGAAACACTTCTTTATTAACATCATCACTAGAAAGTGGAAAAACAAAGATATTATTCTTCATTGTCGATAGTAAAAATGGACGTTATCCATTAAATACACCTGAATATAATATTATTCCATATCAAAAGCCAAACTTAATTCAAACATCGTCTCATGTTAAAAGAAACGGTCAAACAACTGGTAAAGGCAAATTGAATTTAACTGGTACATTTTATAATGCAAATGTAGGTAATACAACTAATACTATATCATTGTCATATAAATATTGGAGAAGTGATACAACAGAACCTAGCGATAGTAGTTATATATCAATACCATCAAGTGCAAATGTTGGAACTGGCAATAACATAACAATAAGTGGTTGGGGATTAAAAAATGGTAACACTGAAATAACTAACTTAAATCAAAACTATGCTTATAAATTTAAAATAAAAGGTGTTGATACATTCAACAACCCACATACTATTGAATTAGTTTTATCCAAAGGTTTATGGATAATGGCTAAATTTAAAGATAGAGTTGATTTCTTAAAAATAACTATTGGTGGCAAAGAAGTAGTGCCAAATGTTGGGATAGGTGATTATGTTAAACTCACTTTATCAAATAGATATACTGCAGAGCCTTCTGCTTGGACACAAACAAAAACAAATTTTAGCAATTCCTATTTTACTACTAACAACCAAGAAGCATATACTAAAGATACTTATGGTATAATTTGCAACTTTGACGGAATTGTAATGGTTTCAAAAACTATATCAACTGGTGCAAGTGGTGAAATGGATATTGCGACAGATAATGGTGGAGGTATTGAAGTCTTAAATACTGAAGGCCATAATACATATCACACATATATTAAAGAAGTTACAAGTGGAGATTTAATTGATTTAGTTTTTAATACTAACAACACTTCATTTAGTATTTATGAAGGAACGCAAATATCAATTGTAAGAATAAAATAAAGTGAGGTGATAATATGAAGAAAGTGTGGGGTAATTTAAATGCTATTGTAAATATAAATTGTATAGCAATAGGAAAGTGGAAATAGAAAGAGAGGTAAAATAAATGAAAATTAATGAAAACAAAAGTATTGAAATAAATCGTGGAGATGCTGGCACAATAAAATTAACAAATAAAAATGGCAATTTTAATGTAGGAGACATTATTAAATTTTCAATAGTAGAAAAGAAAAAGTATAACAACTTAATTTTTCAAAAAGAATATACAGTGGCAGAATCAAGTGCTACTTTTTATTTGTCTTTAACGAGTGAAGATACTAAAATAGGCGATATAATAAGTAAACCTGTTACATATTGGTATGAAATAGAATACAATGGGAATCAAACTTTAATTGGCTATGATGATAGTGGTGCAAAAGAGTTTATTCTATACCCAGAAGCACCTGAAAAGGAGAAAGAATGATGGATATAGAGAATGTAATAGAAATTGAAGTTGATACATCATCTGAAAGTAGCATATCAACAAAGATAGAAAAAGTTGGCCCTGCAGGTTTATCTGCTTATCAAATAGCTGTTAAAGATGGCTTCGTTGGAACTGAAGAAGAATGGCTTTTAAGCCTAAAAGGTGACAAAGGCAATAAGGGTGACACTGGAGAGCGAGGACCAGCAGGGCCAGTAGGCCCAGCAGGGCCACAAGGAGAACGCGGTTTAACTGGTGAAACAGGGCCAAAGGGTGAAACAGGACCTGCTGGTAGAGATGGCTACTTACAATACACAGCTGGTGAAAATATAACAATAGAAAACAATGTAATTAGTGCAGAAGTACCTGAAATTGATTTAAGTAACTACTATGATAAAGATGAAGTAAATGGCATAACTGGTTCACTTAACAATTTAGATACCGAAGATAAATCTAATTTAGTCAACGCAATAAATGAATTAGCAAACGCAAGTGGTGGAAACAACTTACCATTTTATAGTGTTGAACTTAAGACAACAGCCTTTAATAATTTTAGCAATAGATATAATTTCAGTACGAACGATAGAGAAAAATTTTCAAATATAATAACAGATGCTTATTCTAAGGGATATAATTCTATATGTATATTTGTCATTTCAAAAGACTCAAACTCTCCTTCTTTTATGGTTACTACATCAAGTCAAAGCAGTGGTAATATACAGGCTAAAAATAGCACATTACAGTTTTTTAGTTTAGATACTAACCAACTTTGGACACCTGGCAATGGGTTGGCTCGTGCAATAACACGATTGTTACTTCTTAGCATATCGTGGAATAACGATATTGCAACAGTTACAAGTGGATATATCATGGGTGCAACGGCAATGTTATTAGCAACCAATAATGAAGTATCTTATATACCAACTACTAATTATAATCCATCAACAAAATTATACACAGATAAAACGCATTATGAAAATATGGCCGGTTATGATGCAACTAAGACACAAGTATTAAAAAATATAAATGGAACATTAACTTGGGTAGATGAATAGGAGTTGATGACCTATGCTAAGCGATGGAGTTATTGAAAAGGGAGGATAAATAGTGGAAAATATAACAATTGGAGAAATAATTGGAGCAGTAATACTTATTGGAGGATTTATTGGTAGTTATAGCAAAATAAAAGGTGTCATTACAGATACTATTAGTAAAACATTACAACCTATAAATAATAAAATAGACAACTTAGAACTAAGTTCAACAAAAACGGACTTAGTTAATTTTATGTCTCAAGTTGAAAATGGACAAGTTAGTACAGAACAAATAGAAAATGCCTATCAATTATTTGATAGGTATGAAGCTTTAGGTGGTAATGGCTTTATTCATAGTAAATGGGAAAAATTAAAGAAAGAAGGTAAGATATAATGGAAAATTTCATGACATGGGAAACATTAAAAACTTACGCAACTTTTGTAGCTACAGTATATATGGTAGTAGAATTTACAAAAGCCCTACCATTTATTAAAAAAATTCCAACACGATATTGGAGTTTTTTAATTTCACTAGGTTTATTAATTACGGTAAATGCAGTAATGAATGAATTTAAATGGGTTGATATAGTGTTATATGCATTAAGTGCAATATCAATTAGTCTAGGTTCTAATGGACTTAGTGATTTTAATAAGAAAAGCAAAGAAGGTGAATAAAATGCAAAAGGCAGTATTTAATGTTAAAAAGTTAAATATCACACAAGGCATGAACGGAGATTATTCACATAAAGGGGAACTTGCAATTGATATTGGTAGTGCTAGTGAGTGGTTTAAAGCACCTTTTACAGGAACTATAAAAAGAATTTATCCATATAGCAATACTGTATGGTTTGAATCAAATGAGAAAGTATTATATGCAGATGGAACTATCGATTATATGACAATAATGACTTGCCATGATAATGATGTTTCTAACTTATATGTAGGAAAGGTAATAAAGCAAGGTGAGACATATTATCAACCTGGTACAAAAGGCAAAGTAACAGGCTCACATATCCATTTAGGAGTAGGTAGAGGTAAATTTACGGGTAATGGCTGGCATAAAGGTGAATGGCAAAAAGCAGGATTTAATGCTTGGCCAATAAATAATCAATATGATGTAACAAAAGCATTGTTCTTGTACGACAAAGTTGAGATACAAAAAGGATTATATAATTGGAAAAAAACAAATACCTTTATTGTTGAAGATACTCATAAATATAAAATTGGTGATGTAGTTAATATTAATGGTGTATATGTATCAAGTACATCTGATAAAAAATTAAAACCTGCGAAATCAAAGGGAAAGATAACTAGAATTATCGATGATGCTAGAAACCCTTATCTATTAGATAAAGGAAATATTGGTTGGATAAATGATGATTGTATAGTATCTGATACAACAAAATACTTATCAAATAAAAACTATAACGGATATTCTATCATAGATGCCTTAAAAGGTGTTGGAGTAGATAGTTCGTTCTCATATCGTTCTAAATTAGCCCAAATTAACGGTATAGCAAATTATAAAGGAACAGCCGAGCAAAATATCAAGATGCTTGAAATGATAAAAAATGGTACATTAAAATCAATTTAGTGGTGGACTATGAGTAGGCCAGGTTCAAAAGCAATTAAATGTCAGTTATTTCTTAAATGTGGTCGAGTTGATATGTATAATATGGAAATATTTGCAAAAGAGAAATTGCAATTGCATCACGATCCACCATATCGACAAACTCACCATACTATCTATGAAGAAAGCTATCTGCTAAGTGAAGAAACACATGTTGAATTACATAAATTAGAATTAGATAATCATGATGAATATGATAGAAGAATGGAAATAATTAGAGAGAATAAGAAAATATTAGAGAGGAGTAGGCATTAGCTTACTCCTTTTTTTGTATCTTTCGACAAACTTCGACAAATTTCGACAAAGCAATATGCTATAATACACCACCTAAGAGGAGGAATTGGTGTGATTAGTAAAATATTACGTGGAAAAGAAAAAGACACGTTCTGCGAAGAATTAGACCTAAATAAGAACGTATCTGAAATATTACTTAAGATAGAGAATAGTAAAGCCAAATATTTTGATGGCAAAGACTACTATGATCTAGAATTAGAAATTGCTAGAAAATATATCTAGCAATTTTTCTTATTCATTTCAAGTAGTATAGGTTGCCATTTTTTCTTATTAAAGTGGACAATACGATGGCAATTCTCACATAGCATAATACAATTATCTATATCATTTATCAAATCTTTTCTTTCACTACGATAAAATATATGGTGAAGCTGCAACCAATTAGTAGAGCCACATAATCTGCAAGAATAGTTATCCCTTTGTATTACTGCGTTATATACTTCTTTTGATACAGTAATTCTCTTTTTAGTGTGGTGTATTTTCTTTTTTTGCACAATAAAGTCCGTTTTACTATGCATTTTTCCACTCATAAGCGGACTTTTTTTATTTAAAGTGGACTTTTTTACGATTTTCCCTTTAACGGGAATACGATATTCCTTATTAACACATTGCTGACATTGGCTAAGTGTTATTTCTTTTTTTAATATATTACAATATGGTTTATTTTTTCTCTTTTTTAAGTGTTTACAATAGTTCATTTTTTAGTATCCTTTCATAAAATTTCCTTATAAAATAAGAGTTTAATTTTTATGTTTGAATACTAACAATATCGAGCATTTGCTTCATCTTGTTAGTACTCATACAATTATTTTTTAAAATGAATATTAAATTCATTGTTTTCATTAATCTCAATATATTCAATAAAACTGGACCAAAACATTCTTTTACCTTTGTTATCAAGGTTATTATATAGACTTAGCATATCTTTATTGAATAAATCTTTTATATTGTTTAAATTATCATTTTGTTTTTCTTCTGTTTCTATTTTATCGGCTTGACGGAGTAGTTCAGTAATTCTATCAAATTCATCGCTATATTTTTCTTTCGATATTCTACCTTCTAGATAAATATCGGTTAGTCTATCCATTCGTTGTTTTAATTTTTCTTTATCTATTTTAATTGGTTCTTCTTTTTTCTCATCTAGTTTAGATATTTCAAGTACTTGTGTATTGATTATATCTTCAATATTGTTGAGAAGATAACTTTCAATTGTTTTTTCAACAGGTCTTTTGCTATATGAACATCTTTGTTGATATCTTAAATTGCATCTGTAACTAGGATATCTAAATTCAACTTTTTTCCCATGTGATTTTGTAGTTTTGGAGGTAAATCCTGCTAGTTTATGATGACAAATAGGACATACTAATAGGCCACTAAATATATAATCGTGTCTTTTATTAAATTTAACATTGTGTCTAATAATAGATTGTACTTTATCAAATGTTTCTTTTGATATATAAGCGGGGCAGTAATTTTCATTTCCTCGATAATATCCATAGTATTTTTCATTCATAAGGTAATGTCTCATGCTATCATATATAATATCTAGATTATACTTTTGATTTATATATATTAAAGTTTGTCTTATGCTACCTGTTTCTTGTATATTGTTCCACATATCTTCTACAATATGTTCTGTTTCTTCATCTTTTATCATTCGCTTGTTTTTAGCTTCACCACTAGCTTTATATCCGAGTGGCATGCCTTGTTGGCCTACGATGATATTTCCTTTTTGCACCATCATAGCAAAGTTAAATTTAATTCTATCACTTGTTTGGTCGGATTCATTTTGTGCTATAGATAGTTTAATATTTAAATGTAGTCTTCCGTTAGAAGTAGTTGTGTTATATTCTTCACTAGAACATTCCCAATCTATTTTATTATCTTCTAGTATTTCTTGTACTTTGTAATAATCTTTGATATTTCTAAACCAACGATCAAGTCTCCAGAATACTATTCTATTAAATTTGTGTTTTTTAGCATCTTCAACAAGTCTTAATAATTCTGTTCTATTTTTTAATTTAGTTCTAGCAGATTTACCTTCATCTGCATATATATCTATAACTTTATATCCTTTACTTTTGCAGTATTCTATTAAATGCTCTCTTTGACTATCTAATGAATATCCATGTCGTACCTGTTCTTGAGAACTTACACGAATATATATTACTGCATTAATAACTTTTTCAGTTGTTTTTTCCATTATAGCACTTCCTTTTTAATTAATTTTATGCTAAAATTGTATATGAAAAGACTTAATACAATTTTAATTTGTATTTTAGGAATTTAATTCCTTTTTATTCAAAACACCGATACAATTTTTAATTGTAACAAATTTGACGGTTTGTTGTTTTTTCATTTTACTAGTTCTTGTTCCAGCAAGAGCTAGTCTTTTTTTATATTTCCCAACTATGCCCACAGTTTTGACAAACTGCCATTTTGTGTGTTGTATTTATTATTGTTTTCTTTTTACCTATACCAAATATTTTAAATATTAGTGCTGGTAATGTAAAGAAAAACCATTTAATAAATAGCCACCACCAACCAATGAATAGCCACCATGAACATCCACGATGTGAATTAACTAATCGACTTTTATTAATTATTTGAATATTAATATTGTTACTATTACAATTTGGGCAAACAAAACTTGATTGATTTGTATTTTCTTCTATGTCATTATTATTTAGTTCTATGGTATTATTATTCTCTTCATTTTCTATATTTTTTTCACTTATAATTTCTGCTTGTTTAATTCCACTTCTAATAATAAATGCACCAGGTATTATAAATATTAATCCTACCCAAAAATCTTTCATATCGTTTGCTATATCTCCAAGCACACCTATAAATATTAACACTATACCTAAGGTTATTAATATTACTTTTTTAGTTTTAAAATCCATTATTACATATTTCTCCTTTATTTCCATAAATTACCATTTCCCATTTATAATATAATAGGGGTGGTTGATTGTGAAATACAATGAACTAATCAAAGAGTTGAAAAAACGAGATATAGATGTATCATTGTATTTTCGTATTGTAGAGGACTTCTATTAGTTCTCTTTCTTTTTATCCATAGTTTCTTGTATCATATCTGCAATTTTTATTAACCTATTAAAATCTTCTTCTTTAATTTTTTCATTTTCATCCATTAATCCTTTATCTTTTAAAATCTTCTTGTATTTTTTATCATCATCATTGTTTTTCTTTTCGATAGGAGAAACATTATTCTTTAAATCAATATAAATGATATCTAAATTGGTATTAAAATATTCAGCTATCTTTACTATTTGTTCCAATTTTGGTGTCCTTAAATCATTTTCCCAGCATGCAAGCGTAGAGCGTGGAACATTTAAAATATCAGCGAGGCTTTGTTGATCTAAATTATTTTTCTCTCTTAAATATTTAATATTTTTTCCTAAATATATTTCCATATCAATCTCTCCTCTCAATATGATTATATATCTAAAAAAATATAATTGCAATAAAAAAAGTTGCAAATTGCAAAAAAACTATTGACAAGTTGCAAAAAGCAACTTATAATTGTTTTTGTAAGGAGGTAAAGAAATGTTTCAAACATTAAATGATGATTTATCAGAATATCTCAAATTGTTAAGATTTAAATCAAAAAAAAGTCAAGAAGATGTAGCTAAAGAACTTGATATTAGTAGAAATACTTATACAACTTGGGAGAATAATCCTATGGCGTTATCAATTGACACATTAAATAAAATTACTAATGTTTTTGGAGAAGATATTATTATTTTTTTTAAGCAATACGTTGCAAAAAGCAACAATAAGGAGTAAGAGATGAATATAAATGATTTTCTAAATAAATATTTTAAAGAGCATGATATATCACAAGCAGAAGTAGTGAAAAAAATGGGATTAGAACAAAGTAAAGTGAGTTTAATGTTAAATGGGAAAAGAAAGGTTACAGCAGAAGAACTTGTATTGATTGCGAAAATGTTTGATATAGATTTAAACAAATTAAAAGAGATTAATCTTGGCTAGACCAATCTCTTTCCAAATAGATACCAAATAATAATTGGTGCACTAATATTATTTAGTATTATCACTCACAAAATGCCAAAAATGTTCTTAACACGGCCTATTTGAATATTTGAAAATAAGTAGTTGTTAAGATTAATCTGAATTATATCTCTAATAAGTAACATTTTCTTGCAAGAATGAAGTTATATTAAATGTTAATTTATTAGGCTGTACATATAATTATCAAATTAAGAGTGTACTACTTAAGGTAAAATCGCTTTTAATGCGACATCACCCCTTCCGTATCTTTTGCAAGATACAAAAACATTATAAATGGTAAAAATTAGAAAATCAAATATATTTACACATATTTTACAAACAAAAGTGAGAAATATTAAAAGTAAATAAAAAGGACAACTTATGATGTACCTAATTCTACAAAAATAAACATATATTTTAATGAGGTGCAATATGAAAGAAGAAAAACAAACCGTCAACAATGAACTAAGAAATTATGTTCAAAATAATTTAAAAAGAATAATAGAAACACTTGTCAAACTTAATTGTATTCAAGAGAATATAACTCTTGATTATGAAATAGTAGAGAAAGTTAATTAACTTCTCTATATTGGACAAGCCTGAAAGGAGTTAGATTATGAAATTTATTAAAAAAAATAAAGCAATAATAGCTTTATATGCAGTATTAGTTATAGGAGTATTACTAATATCTTATAACAATAAACAATATGAAAAAAGTATATCTGCTAGTATTGGAATCACAGATATACAAAAATAAAAAATATATAACAAAATACTTTTTACATACTTAATTATAGCAAAAAAGTATGTAAAAGTCAACTTTATAGGGTTTTGGTTTTAATTGGAGGCAATATGAATGAAGACAAGAG